TCTAATACAATAGCGTCATAACGATTGTTGATAACCCCAGGATTTAACAGAGTTAAAGGTATTAAGGAATCGTTAAGTGACCAAGTATGATTAAACCACGCTCGCCCTGTGCCTACGGTAATGTTATTTCCGCTTACAGCTTTAACCATCATAGCGTCGCCAACTGTTTCATACACGCCATCGTTAATGATGCCATCGAATATGCTAGCCATTTGAACAGCATCGTATACGCGGTCATGATCTACCGAGTTATAGAATCCGTAAGTAAAACTCATTAATTACCTCCTTTCTCGTCTTCAATAATAGTAAATGTAGGATATTGCGTATTTTCGCTTTCGTCTTGTGACCAAATAAATTCTGTAATCCTAGCTTTGCTTTGCTGCTCAAATTCATTTTCCACTTGAACAATATCGCCCATGTAAAAGTCTGTTCCATACTGCCAAGACCTTGTGGACTCAGCTTCCCCGTCAAACGTTTTAGTGATCTTGTTGTCAGCAAGCTCTTCTTTGCCTTTTTGCTGTAGTTGGGCATTATATTCAGAGTCACTTAGCTCTTCTCCGTTGACAGTAGTTCTACTACCGCCAGCATCGACAAATGTTTCTCTTCTATACAAGCCACTTTCTACGTTTTCAGACGATACGGTAATAAACTTTCTACTACCGTTATCATCCGTAGTTTCTCCAGCAACTAGAGCAACATTTTTATACGATCTGTTTGACTCGAAAGAATTGGAGTTAAGAAGATTATCATAATTAGGAGAAAATACAATCCAAGGATTCGTTTCTTGATCGTATGATCGATCTTCCCCAGAATATAGCTTAAATACAAACTTACCGTCTTCGGGCATTGTTATCTTAAAACCAATATCCTCGTTCTTACAGATCTCAGATATAACTTCATATAGATTATCACCCAAATACTGGTTTTCTAGAGTAAGAGACGTAATCCTTGTATCAGTGCTATCCTCAAATGATAGATTTGATACTTTTCTAGCCGAATCGCTAGGCGATATTATGTTTTCGTTTAGAAGCTTCTTAACTCCTTGCTGAAGATTCCCAGACACCGTAGTATTTTTCCAAATAATACGACGATCTAATATAAATTCTAAGGAATCTCCAGCTACAGTCATAATCTGTCCGGTTTCGGCATCAGAATCAGTACTAACCTCACCAATGATCATCAAATGTTCCGAATTAGCAAACCACAAGTAATAATCTTTCTGAAATATATCAATATTATCTTTACTTGCTGGAAGCTGAATCTCGAAGTCTCCGGCTTCATAAAATCTATCCGTCCATATTGCCGAAGTATACGCATCAACCAAAGCAACTGCTTCAAACTCTTTATTTAAAACGTAAAATTCCATAATTAGACTCCTTGGTATAATTTTGGAATACGCATAGTAAAGTGAATATTAGACTGCTCAGTTTCACTAGTATACGCGAATATGTTTTCTCCCTGTGAGACTTGTAACCATGTTGCGTCTCGTCCTAAGCAGTTCAAAACGTTTGTATATACGCCATCTCTTAGAAGTCTAATGCTTTTTGACCCGGCCATGGTGGATATAATCAAGTCATCTCCAGCCTTAAGCTTAGATCCTGTTAGACTTTCTAACTTATCAGCATATACGGTCATATTTTCTCTAGTATTTACGTTATATACAGTAAAATCGTCAATATCGCCCATAGCATGGACAGTCATTTCAAAGCCAGTGTTAACTTCGCCATCATATATAATTGATTTTTGGAATGAATTTTGGATATTACCGAATACTATAAGCTTTTCTTCCAAAGACTCGTTTGAAAACGGGAACTCAAATAAAGGCTCGATTGAATAGAAGTCTATTACTTGAGTTCCGCATTCGCTCGCGTCTGTGAACCACGCATTAGGGCATATGATAGATATACTAACAGTTTCTTGAGACGAAAATATAGTAGGCTCGTTAGTTTCAACATAACCTTCAGTCTCACAAATTCGACTATCAGTAGTCACTTTTATAGTAACCTTTCCTTTTAGAGGAAAATATCTATATATCATGTGCCTAGCGTCTTCGATGGTTGGTTTAGGCAATAATACCAAATCCATAGTGATATTTCTGCTATTAGCTCTTGCAGAATTATAAACAGCTCCATCGAATGTTACAATTTCTGTTGTATTAATAGTTCCTTCTACAGGCCCAAGACCGTCAACATTAACGATCATTATTCCACTATCATTAGGCTTAAAAAGATCTAACAATAAGGTCTCATTTTGACTATTAGTCACTTCAACAGACCTAATCATGCTGGGGCTCCTTTCATCCTAGATAGTTGGTTCTTTGTATCTCTGTAAATATCAATTCGTGACAAAGCTTTTGGCGAATAATTGTTTTGTACGAACGATACAGTGGTCCCGCCCGAAGGATTTTGACTGTTCTTAGGACCTTTAACATCCTTATTGCTCTCTATTCTAGATACAGAATCAGCTAATGCTTTAGAAGTTCCACCTAAGCTAACATCTTTAGATAATATGTTATTTAATCTTCTTGTATCTCTTTCGATACCCGACAAATCAAATACAGGAGTAAATACCGGATTATAATCGTCAGGATAATCCTCATTTATAAGTTTATTAATCTCTCTAGCAGCTGTCTCAGCCATCATTGCAAATGCGTTTGCTAATTTAGAACCGTTATTTTCTACTCCTAGTACCGCACCATCAACTACATAGCCAAATAACTTCTTCATTAGCTTAGATGGTGAAGCGATACCAAGAGTAGCTTTTATTTGATCAATAGCCCCATTTACAACGCTTCCCAATGCGTCCGCTACTGCTCCAGGAGCGTTCTGAATACCTTGAACAATACCATCAATAATATTCTTACCAATTTGCATAGCATCATTCAAGAATTGGCCTGCAGCAGACTGTATTTTTGAACCAATTTGCTCTACAAATCTTTGAAATTCAGCAATGCCTCGGCCAATACTACTAGATATACCGTTAGCAAATCCAGTAATAATGTTCATAGCCCCTTGGAACATTCTCTGCGGAAGAGAAGCTAAATTATCGACTATTGAAGTTCCTATTTGGCTAAAGAAGTTTTGAATAGCACCTACGCCCATCCAAAATAAAGTTGATATACCTTCGGCAAAAGCTGTTATGATGCTCATTGCCAAATTCATTACGGCCGAGCCAAGAGCTTCTTTATTTTCATCAATAGCTTGAGCAAGACCATTAATGAATTGAATGATAAGGTTAAATGCTGCGTTAATAATATCAGGTAATTTAGAGGCAAGGCCATTAATGAAATTAACAACAATGTCCGCACCAACTTGAACTATCTGATACATATTCTCAGACAAAGTTTGCAATATAGACAAAATCATTTGCAAACCGAGTGCTGCTATTTCCGGTAGCTTTGTAGTTACTTGCTCGATTAACAGCATAAGCAAGTTAACGGCTGTCTCAATAATCAACGGTCCGTTCGTAGCAATAGCCTCTAAAACAGACTGAATCAAAGTCGATACTGCTGCAACTATTTGTGCACCGCCGCTTGCTATTACTTCTAAGAAGTTCAAGAACCCTTCAGCTAATGCGGTAGCCAACGCAGGTATTAAGCCGATAACAGCGGATAATGCTGCTGTAATTGCGGCAGCTGCTCCAGCTCCTGCGGCAGCAAGCATAGTAAGACCTGCGCCTAGGGCCAATATACCAGCACCTGCAAGTCCTATACCAGCACCAAATAAAGTAATAGCTCCTGCTAAGGCTATTAAGGACGGAATCGCTGGAGTTAGAAGCTTTGCTGCAACCCCCAATATGGTTAAAGCTCCTGCCAACGTCCCTAATGCCGTAGCAACAGACGCAAGACTCATACCGCCTAGTGCTTTAAGAGCCGTTGCCAAAATATTCAAAGCAGCAGAGGCTACAGTTAACGCCGCCGCTCCTGCAATACCTCCTGTCATGGCTCTAAGGCCAGCAGCTAGTATAACTAAAGATCCGCCAAGCGTTGCTAAACTCTTGCCAAGGTCTTCCCAGGACATTCCGCCCATAGATTTAAGAGCACCAGACAAAGATTGCAAAGCTACAGATATAACCAGCAACCCTGCTCCTGAAGATATAAGGTTTTTAGGCATTACTCTAATCGCAGCAGCAATAATAGCTAGAGCTCCGCCCATACCTAGAAGTCCTGTGCCAATTTGCTCTAGTTGCATTCCTCCTAGAGTCTGTACAGCACTGGCAAATACGTTCATAGCAGCGCCAAGGACTACTAGACCTACCGCTGTGGAGATCATTCCCTTAGGATTACCTATCAATTTTGAAAATGCAGCAATCTCTACAAGTATAGCCGCCATAGACACAAGACCTTTTACAACAGAGTCCGTATCCATAGAGCCTAACGTCTTTACAGCAGCGGCCATCGCATTTAGCGCAGCAGCATAGATAACCATCGCGGCAGAAGTACGTATTAATCCGCCAGATACTTTGCTCATTAAAGCTGAAGCACCAGTCAATTCGAGCATAAGGACGCCTACACCGACTAACCCTTTAGCTAATCCGTCCCAATCAAGGCCAGATAGGGATTTGACAGCTCCTGTTAATATAGCTACTGCTACAGATAGAATAGTCATGCCAGCGGCAAGCCTAATCATACCTGCTACACCAAAGCTGTTTGATACTTTGGCAAATACCATCAAAGCGGCAAAGAGTTCAGCAAATATAGCGGTAAGACCAACTAAAGCTTTAGTCAGACTTGCGGAATCAATGGTAGACAGCACTAATAAAGAACCTGCCAAGATAGCAATAGCTCCAGCGAGACTCATTAGCGCCTTAGCATTAATAGCGTTTGTGAATGCATTTAAAGATTCGCCAACGCCATCCAGCAAATCCATAATAGAGTCTTTAATACCGCCACCTTCATCGGCATTTTTCTTCATACCAAATATAAAATCAGCGATTAAGGCTAAAATACCAGTGATAAGGCCACTATTCAAGATATCTAAGATAGCGTTAAAGTCTAAGTTTCCTTCAGCGTCCGTAATAGCTTGAGTAAGCTGTGCGAACACCTCAGATACAACTTCGCCAATACCGGCAAAGCTTCCTGCTATTGCAGCTAGAGCTCCGCCAATAGAGCTAGCGAGCCCCCCAAGAGATCCGGCTATTCCTTCCAATGGAGTAATGCGTTCTGCAAGTCCATCAAAGAATGCGCCTACTCCTCCAAGAGCTAAATCGCTTATAGCTCCAGCTAATGCAGCAATAACACCTGTAATTCCTTCAATAATTCCTTGAAATATCCCTGAAGTAGAAATCGCATTAGTAAAACTGCTTACTAAACTCCCTATAGATCCTATGATCTTTATAACAGCACCAGCCAGAGGAGCAAATGCGCCTAATAATTGGAATGCGGCTCCTGCAATCGTACCAATGATGCTGCCAACAGTCTTAAATATAGAAAATAGTCCTTTAAATACATTCTTAACATCATTTGCTGCGTCTTCGCTTAAAACTAAACCCTCTGTAAAATTTTTGAGGCTTATAGTCATGTCATATAAATTTTGAGCCGTCATTGGAGGAAATACTTCGTTAAAAGCTTCCCCTATAGGCTTCATCACACTGACTAAACCTTCAAATGCCTTGCGAAGAGCATCGATTAGCGCTTGACGGCCTCCTAAATCAGACCATCCTTGCAGCATTTCATTTCTGGCGTTAGACATATCGTTAATAGCGCCAGTTACAACATTGGAGACATCCGTTAATAAGACCTTAGCCTCTTCAAAGTCACCAATGATAATTTCAAAAGATTGTGCCCAACCAGATCCTAACGCTTCAAGCGTGGTTTGCCACAACTGAGTAAAAGTCTTTACTTTAGTTGCAGCGTCTGTGGCTGTATTTGCGAGTTCAACAATCTCTCTTGCCTGATCTTCAGTATATCCCTGAGCAATAAGGTCAGCCTCAGAATATGCGCCAGAAAGTTGCTTTAACGTTTCGGTCAAAATATCTGAGCTTAACCATCCGCCTTGAGTCAAAGACTCTCTGAAGCTACCATATTTCTCAATCATGGCATCGACGTTAATTCCAAAATGTTCTGCAGTACGTTTTAATGCGTTTTGGAACATTTCGCCGCCCATACCAGCGTTTACTACTGAGTTCCAGTCCATAAGCTGAACTCTACCAGCAGCGATTGCCTGAGATAACTGATACATTGCTGTTGCAGCTTGAGTTGCGTTTGAACCTGAGGCTGCTGCTAAATTAGCAATACCTTGAATAGAATATACAGCAGTATCCAAATCAACACCGGCTGCCGTAAACGTACCGATGTTTTTTGTCATCTCAGCAAAATTGTAAATAGTTTTATCTGCGTATGTATTTAGCTCGTCCAAAGCAGTATTAACTTGATCTATTGTAGTTCCCTTGCTTGACGTATTTGCAAGGATTGTTTGGACGGCATTAATCTGTGTTTCATATTCTTGAAAACCTTGGATGATTGGGTCCAAAGTTAACGACGACAGCATTTGCTTTCCAGCATTAATGGCCGAGTTAGTAATATTTTGCAGGACAGTAACGCCGATAATGCCTAAATTAGTAAAACGATCTGCTATGGATTGAACGTTATTCGCTAACCCATCTAGCTTGACGTTTTTAGCTGCTTTATCTACATCACTAAACCCTTTAGACGCGTTATCTAGTTTGAGAGCTTTGTTTAAACCGTCAAGTGTCTTAAGCGTTTCATTAGCTGCACTTTGAAACCCTTTGTTTTGGAGTTCCATTTGGACGATTCGCTCGTCAATACTACTCACGCGGACGTTACCTCCTTCCAGACAGCTTCTGCTATTTTGTCAAATATAGGTCGAAGAGCGGGATTAATATAATCAACCCCTTGAACGTATCCGCCGTTGTTTGTTCCATGCCCGTATTGTAAAATAACAGCGATTTTAACTCCGTCATTAATATTGGAATTAGTCCAAGAAATGGTGGCATAGTCCCTGGTCCTACGAACGTCATAAGACCAGGAACTTGCTGTCAAACCAGTATCTTTCGGCGTTGCCGCAGAAAGAGCGTTAACCCCTAATTGACCATACTTATCTAAAATTCTTAAATAATCGCCACGGGAAATCTTCTTACAGAATTTTATAGTCTTTCTAAAGTCTCCCTTTTGCGTAATTCTGATCCTCATTTAGAGTTAACTTCCATTTTGAATTTTTAACATACATTGTTCAGCCAACGCTGCCAAGCGCTTGCTGTGTTAGGACCGAGAATAGCATCGACTGGAACGCCAAGGAACTTCTGCATTGCCTTGATAGTATTCGGCCCCATGAAACCGTCGTCCTTTACTCCGAACAGACGCTGCATCGCGGCTACCAAGTTAGAACCGTTTCCACCATTGTAGTTAATAGCACGAGAGTCGATTCGTGGGAAGTATGATTTGAGTGATGGGTCCTGATTGCTCATGACACCGTCTACAGGCGTGCCGAAGTAGCGCTGAGCCTTCTTGTTGGTGTTAACACCGATCCATCCATCAACTGCAACATCTCCATTGCCACCTGAAGTAGTAGCCGAGGTGGAAGTTCCAGTATTAGCGATTCGATCAAATGGGAAGTTGGTGCCTGGGCAATCGGTTGAGCCGACATCCTTATGACGCAATACGGTTGAAATACCGTACTTGCTCTTCAGATAAGATACAAGCTCTGCACCTGCCTTAATCTGTGCTTCTCCCATAGTCTCTGACATGAAGTCTCCTTCAAAGCAAATTCCAAGAGAGTCCGAGTTAGCACCAGAGGCATGGGCGCCTACCTTGTTCTCAGGACGAAGACGATAAATAGTGCCGTCCTTACGTACCTCAAAGTGGTATCCTGCGCCAGACCATCCACGATCAAGGTGCCACTGGTGAATTTGCTCGGGAGATGCAGACTTAGCCGCTGCATGATGCAATATAATACGATTAGTACGAGAGCGAGTGCTCATTGATTTAAAACTAAGGTTGGTTTCAATAATGTTTACAGCCATTATTCCTCCTTACCCGTTAGTGTGTAATTTCGCCTTACGTTGTTCGTTTAAGGCCCTATTTCTAGCTAATATCTCGTTCTTAGACATCTTTTTTGGATTGTTCTTAGCTATACAAATTCGTATAAGAGTCATTAACCTGTTTAAATGCCATTTCTCGCATTCAAATGGAATGTTAAAAGCAACCATCCAGTAATATATAAGCTCTGAAGTTATGATCTCTCCCGAAGGGCCAGAATCATTAGTCTTAGCAAACCATGTAGCTGTTCGCGTGTCATCTATGTAATCTGTTATCTTCTCTAACTCGACTCCAGGAATATTATAGAACACGAAATCTTCTACATTAGATGTTAGACACATGCACTTTATATAGAACATTAGTTCTTCAGCGTTTCTAGTTTTGTTACCAAGGAATGGTTTTTTATAAACTGATTCCCATTTTGAAATTGAGATAAGAGAATGCTCAAGCTTTAGAACCTGTGGCTTTCTAGTGATGAATTTGTAAGACTTTTCATCGAATAGCTCAATCTTAGGGACAAAAATCTCAAGCATTCTCTTCACCTCTTTTATTTAACTCGTTTAAATGCGTTAGCAAGTCCCTTAGAAGCTTCGCCAATAATGCCACGAGAAAACTCATTAGCCTTAGAAGGATTAGTAGCGAGCTTCATCAAGAGTTCTGAGTAAGCCTCAGAAGACAAGAATTCTTCCTTAATCTTTTCGCTCTTAACGAAACGACCGTCATCGGTCTTAATACCATAAGAGATACCAATAAACCATTCAACCCAATCAAATAATTGAGTTAGCTTATCCGCGTCCATGTTATTGACTATCTCTTGATTATTCTCAGAAACACTATCTGTATCAGAAAGTCCAAGAATTCGTCTAAGAGCTCCTTCAAAACCACCTTCTTGCGATAAATTATATCGAAGAAGCTCTGCACGAGATAGGTTGAAGTAAAGATCTTCAGTCTTTTCTTCTCCATTAAAATCTGTGTAAGTTACGGTCTCTTTAATCATCTTTTTCTCCTTTCAAGAGACTATTACGCTTTATTCCAAACTTTCAGAAGCGGTAGAAATGGTAGAAATAATCTGCTTAACCTCATCAGGCAAAGGCAAACGAGGTGCAGTGCCACTACCAGATCCACCAGTGTTAGAGCCATAAAGAACCGCTTCAATCGCAGCCATCTGTTCTTCAGTTGCTACCGTAGAGTCAATAACCAAAGAAGCAGTAGGCTGGAAGCCTTCTACAGGAACAGCTGTAGTATCTACTTCATAAGAGAAAGTTACAGCCTCAGGTGAGTCGTTTACGGTAGGATATGCCTTCTCAGAAGGAGAAGCAGTAGCGCCATAAACCAAATGAATCTTATAGCCAAGATCAGGATTTGCAGCGGATCCTACCTTAGTGCGATAGCTAAGACCAAACGTTTTACGATTCTGCTGTCCAATAGTTACGCCATCAATAAGAGTAGCAGATCCGTCGCATGCTTCCCATTCCTTAGGATAAGTATAGCATTCAATCGTGCAACCGAAGGTTTCAGCAGAACGAAGGGTGCCATACTTAATATTGTCTGCATACATATCAGATGGCTCTGCGCCTTCAGGAGACTCGGTTACATTCGTAAGACCGTTCCATGCTACGCCATTGTCATATGCGCTAGTACCAGCATTATAAGGATACAAGACACCGTGGTCGACACCCATTTCGTATTTACGGTCTTCTACGGCATCCCAAGTAAGTTGTGCCATGTTATTCTCCTAAACATAAATGTTGAATATGTCGTGATATAAATTATCTGCTATGTATCTTCTATCAAATAAACACATAGGCAGTTCTTTTACCTTTAAGCGAATATCGCTATCTGGATCACGTCCAATAATCTTTATTTGGTATCTGTCATAATAAACAAAAGATTTATTATCCGCAAATTGCGTATCGCCATTAGATAATTCGTAAACTATGCAAGGATAAGTTAGCTTAACATTAGGACCAGGTTGAAAATATACATTGTTAGAGCCTAGAATATCGACTAATTTACTATGAAGTTTCAGCCGTGTCTCCATTGTATATACCTCCTAATGTTAAAACAAGTCTAGGGCGCTGAATATCAATAGATGATATTTTCCAAGCAACCCCAGACCATTTAACGTATCTCATGGCACCAATATTTTCGTAAGCATAATTATCTGCCACTATGCTAATAGTATTGTTAACTACAACACTATCGTTTATAGTCTCAGTCGACTCCCATCGACGAGCGTTCCTAGTGACATCTCCGTAATAGTTTTTCTCTACAGGAGTTTCAACAAATACTCCAGGATTTTTCTCAACTGTATTTACGAATCCTATAGCCCCGTAAAATTTTGCCATGATATTGTTCCTTTATTAAGCGCTATATTCGTTAGAATACAGAGTGGTATCAGCACTTGGAGTACCAATAGTTACAGATACGTTTGTAGTATTATCCTTGAAGTTCAACGGGGTATAGTATACACCTCCATAAAGAACTTTAGCGCCCTTCATAAGAATGTCAAGCACTACCTCTTTAGTAAGCTCTTTTTTATCAGTGCATTCCGCGTCAACATACAAATAGTTGTCGCCAGACTTGCCATAAAGAACAGTAGTCTTTACCCACTTATCTTCAGACTGAGCATAAATATGTTCCATTATTTACTCCTAAATTATTCGGAAGGTGTAAGGGTTAATCCAGATAAAGTAAACGTCTCTTCTGTCTTAACTCCGTCTTTTGTTGCAATTACCTTGATCGATTGTGTATCTTTATTTGCAATCCTAAAGACTACAAACTTGTCATCTTCACTCAAAGTAATTGGGCCTTTTGTGCCACCAACTAGTTCTACACTATAAGTGTCTGGCCAAGGCAGAGCATCAAAGTCAAGAGCTAAGTAATTACCAGATTGTTCCTCTACTTTTGTAGAATTAAATCCGGTATAACCCGTCACGTAGTTAAGTGTACCGGAAATTACGTTAGATTCTGAAATTTGAATTCCATTTTGAAGTTCGCTAACCGTTTTTCCGTATACGTCATCAGTAGAGGTCTTAGGAATCACCGAGACCTCTACTGGTTCTACGGACGGGGTTACGCTTTTTTTACTTCAACTGCAATAGCGGTATGAGGCTTAACCAAAGCGCCAGAAAGACGAGTTTCCAGCAAATACTTGTACTGGTTGAAGTCGATGTCAAAGTCGTCAAACATGGTTACCTGACCGCCCTTATCGGTACCAGTGTCATAGTCGCCAATATTAACGATGATACCAAAGAGTTCGTATTCGTTCTCTTCATCGTCAGTACGAGTCTGACCCTTCATAACGTCTACATCAACAAAGCCAGATACGCCGAGCTCGTCTGCGAGCTGCTGCTTGCTGTCGTAGAGACGATGACCAATCTGGTCGCGCTGCAACATGAAGTCATTTACACGCTTGCGGGTAGTATAGAAGGTAGGGGTGCCAGTACCCTCATAGTCTTCCATAGCACGAGCGATCTTGTCAGAAATAACATCCGGAGTATCGTCTGCTTCGAGCTGAAGCTTGATGGTATAGAAGTCATCATCGGTCCAAATAGGACGAATCTTATCCTCACGAATCTTGTCCTCATCGTCAACTTCACGACCGTCACCGATCAGGATTGCGCGAGCAATTTCCTCTTCGAGCATCAGACGCATCTCGCCCTTAACCCAAGGTACGATGTCGAAGTCGGTAACGTCAATAAGGTCGTCACGATCAAACTTCTGGCGCTTGTAAATGGTCTGAGGGCCAGTCTCGCGCTGAGAAATCTCGAAGAATTCGTCTTTCTTGAGGTTACCCTTAATGTAACCACGAGCACGAGCAGTATCCTGAGTAATATCAGCGGTACGAGACTTAAAGCGTGCATAAGGAAGCTTATGAGTGCCATTAAGTACACCTGCTACCCATTCAGTACGACGCTTTACCCACTCTGGAGGAGTATCAACATTCTTTGCTTCCGGGAATAAGATTTCAATATTAGTAATGCCATATTCCTGTGCATGAGCAAGTACGGACTTCTTCAAAGAGCCCATGCTCTCAGCATCTTTCCAAATCTCACGAATCTGAGAATGAGAAAGAACAGGACCAGTTGGTTCAGTATCAGTTTTGTCAAACACGTTATGCTTCACGACATTTTCTCCTTCATTAATAGCAGATTGTGCAGCACTGTTTTCATCGGTGTCTCCGCTTTCACCTTCACCCAAAGCTTTACCAATCAATGCCCACATAACATTTTGCTGCTTTTCAGTCATAGTATCAATTACATCTTGTACAGTTTCGCCACTATCATCAGAGGAATCAGACTGAGTAGAGGTCTCTCCTTCATCGCCTTCAGCGTGAGCCAAATAGATCTCGGAGGGGAAACACATGTCAGCAGAAGTTTCGGACTCTTCAATGTAACCATCCGAATGAGCGATTTGTAAATTCTCGATCTTAGCACCAGGATTAGCACCAGCAAGAACAAGGCTTACCTCACGAATAACACCATGCATAACGTCTCCACCTTGCTCTACAAGATCATTAGCAAAGATAGAGAATGAATTAACATCGCCGTGCTCAACTAAAGCCAAAGCCTGCTTGCCATTCGGGGTTTCATTTGTAACAGCGTAACCGTAAACACCGTCTTCTCGATTCTCAAGATGAACATGGCCTAATACATTATCAGGACTGTCATGACGATGTTGCCAAACAAGAGGAACCTCAGTTCCGTCTTGAGATTTAAATGCATCTTGTCGAATAGTACGTCCGTCAGAGCAACGAATGTTGTTCCTTGTAACGTACCCACAAAAATCAAAATCCATTATTAACTCCATTCTTAGTTTCTACACAAGAGAATCATCAGATTCTGAATTTTCAATTCCATTTTGATTTTCTGATGTCGAATAGACGGGCGTAGTGTCTTCGGTATAGAGGTTCTTGTTTTGCAACTGATCGGATCTTGGATCATCGTTCGGTTTGTATCCGATTTCAGACCTGATCTCGTTGGACGACAAGATCTCATTACGAGTAAACTTATCAGCCACGTCGGCAATAACACTAAGAGGAACCATCTTGAATGGATCTCTAAAGTATGTTATTGATTGACCTTGTGTACGCGCGGTTTTAGTTAGAAACGATCTACTCATAGCTTCACAAATAGCATTAACAATCGGCTCGACTGTACGATTATAATAATTCGTCATAGTCTCTTCATTTGCCGTTCCTGTTATTACCTCTTGTGTAATCCCGAGTTGTGTATGAAGTAGATCTGTGTAATATTTAATTTGCTCTAATAGATTATTCTCTAAGGAACGATTTAGCTGGGTAATCTTTTCAGTAGCATCGGCATAAGCTATTCCGTACTTAGAAGAACTGAGCTGCATCTCAATACTCTTGATTCGATCTTCAGCCTGCTTCTTCCTTGTATCGCTTTTTACCGTATAAGGAAGTTGGACAATCATATTTAACTTGGTGGAGCCTGTCTGTTCGTCAATCTTATCCAAAAGTGTAAGTTTTCTAGACAGACGTTGTAACGTAGAGTTATGATCGTTCATTATCGAGTATAACGGGTTTTCAACAATAGCTACCGACTTCTTTGGTAAAATGATTTCTTCTTGATAACCTGTACGTTCGTTATAAAGCTTGATACGAACATGCTTCGGATACCAAAAAGTAATTTTGCCAACTCGTAAATTATAAATATCAAACGAATTATAATTCACAGGACTTTTAGAAGTTTCTACTGGAACAATAGCTACGCATCCCTCATCTAGCAGAGATTCAGCTAAGTCTAATTTGAATGCTGTTGCTGGCTGGTCTATATTAGCTTCCACAGTAAGACATTCTTCTAATCCAGAGTCTATATTCTCTTTGTATCGACCATTTTCATCTAATCGTACATGGTGAATGTCCATAGATGCCACATCAATAGCGATTCTATTAAAAATGCTAGTGATAGTAGGAGATTCGCCAGGGAATCTATAAAAATCTCTGTCATTCCTATAAGAATAACCATTACCAAGATCACTAGTATATACTTTTTCAATGCTATTTCCTTTTAAAGCGTTCCATGCATGAGAAATCCTAGAGCGTAATGGCTCTGGCATTTATTCTCCTTTATACAGTTCTTACTGATCGAACTTTAGCCTCCAAAATATCAGAAGCAGGAAGACGTAACAAGTTAGAGGTATCTTCATAACTTAGCCACTTGTTTAACGCTACTAATCCACCGGCTGCTGCTAAGTTAGCACCAGCTATAATTCCCACGCTAGTAAACAACTCCCTGGTATTATATTTAGTAAACGAATTCGTATAATCTTTACCAGCTTTAACGTCTCTATAAAGTCTATCCCTATTACGACCTCGTAAATATTTAGATTCGGTTTTATAATTGTCATAATCATTTTTAGCATCTTTATAAGCCCTAGACCTTTTATAAGATCTATTCCCTTTAGCTTTTTGCTTTTCAGCTTTATATGTTTCTATTCTTTTTTTATCATAAGCTTTTCGTTCAGCTCTTAATTGCTTTCTTTCCTGGCGCCTTACACCCCATTTCATGCCTTTTACGCCATAATGGGCTAAGGCATCTAAAGAAGGTTTATCATTAATCATTCAAAGTCCTCCTTATATAACTTGTATACAACCCATGCATCCATAGCGGCTGCTACGCAGTCAATCTTAGCATCATGGCGTTGTTTTAAAAGTTTTCGGTTACCGTTTGTATCTTCTATGGTGATAGCGTTTCCCATACAGAACTTCATAATCTCTTGGTCAAATATGAGTTCTCGATTTTCAGCTAAATGCTTCAATTCGCCAAGAGGCACTGATTCGGTCTTAACACCCTGCTTAACAACCTCTACGCCATACTCTCCGTTCTCAGCGGTCCACTTCTGTATGAATTCTTTTGCGTTATAAGGGTCATAACCTACGATATTCACGTCATATAAATTAGAATCTATATGCTTTACAACATCCTCATAAACATCATGTTCGATGTCTAAAACAGTACCTTCTAAAACTATTAGACTGCCTTCATTGATAAAGTCTTCGTACTTCTTTCGCATAGCTCGTGATAGCTTTGCCATAGTAGAAGCTGTAATATAGCATAGACATTTGACACCAAAAGTTCCATCCGGCAAGGGAAATAAAAATACGAACGCACAAAAGTCATCTCCCTGCGATAAGTCCATACCCATAGCGCATGACATTTGCCAATAATCACGCCGTCTATGAAGAAGCGTTTCCTCGTAAGTAAAAAAGTAAGTATAACCTTCGGTCGGTATGCCAAATCTCTTTGCTAGAATATCGTTTCTAGCAGCAGGATTCTTTTCAGCTCTTTCTACGTCTAGCTGATAGGTTTCATAACTTACTGTCTTTCCAAGGTTGGGTTGTGCCTTAAGCCACATAGAAGGATCGGCTACCTCATCTATAGAATCCAATCTGTAATACCATATTGACACATGCGGTTGCACGTATTCGCCTCTAAGTATAGAAAGTAATTCCATTTTGATGTCATCACCGGCGGCATTACGAACAGTACCTTCCGAACTGGTGGCTATAATAAGATAATCATCTATCTTAGAAGCGCCTTGCTCTATAGCACCAACAACGTCTTCTCTAATATCGCCTGATAGCCATTCGTCAACCGTAGAAATTTTAGTTCTTAATCCTTGAAGTTTATCTATAGACATTGGACGAATTTCTAATAACGAGTTTGTTAATAGGTTCTCTATGCCCTTTTTAGTAGAAGCTAATTTTACCCTTTTAGCCTTTGGGCCAGTTGTATTTTGTAATGACCCATCTGTTAGAAATTTAAATAATGGTCCTCTTGATCTTACAATAGCAGTTTTAAATGGAGACATTACTTCTTCTGCTTGTCTCATAGTTGGGGCGGTAGTTATCTGATGTGTCGTTGATGGATCAAGGTTTAAAAAGTAAGCTTGAATAGTTGAAGCGTACATTGACTTAGCTGCACCACGAGCTACTATCAAGTATTGCTTGTTAATAAGCCTTTTTTTAATTAGCTTTTTAACGTAATGGCCGCCATGATGATCTTTATCCGGTACATACACGCTTCTTTCTATATAGTAAAACCAGCAAAATACTTGTTCGGCCCATAAAAGAAACGTATCTAATAAATGAAGATCTCCACCATCTGTAAGAGTTAGTTCATGTTCGCAATATTCTTTGTATCCATTAATAGCATTTTCATCATAGTAAATTCCAGGGTTTTCTATCAGAGCGTCTATGCGATTCATCTCCATAGAAATCTCTCTATTTACAGGAATCTCTCCTCTTATAACCGCTTCACGAAAAGCTCCGTAATATCTGGGCACTGCCGTATTAGATAATGACATAATTATCACCGGTTACGGTTTTTGGTATATTCATAAAGATTCTTCCCAGCTTTAACCAGGGTATTAGAATTATTATAAATACCAGCAGCAGTTCCTAACAAACCAGCAGCGGCTCCAACAAAGGCGATTCCTTTTTGTATGTTACTAGGATTTAACCTATTATAGTTTTTCTCTAACTCCATTCGCTTATTCAGAGTACGAAGTTCTTCATTAGACATTTGATTAACTGATTTTCTTTTAATAGCGTTAGCTCTTTTTGCATCCTTGGACCATCCTTTAGTATTTGAGGAAGATGACCTTCCACGGTTTCTACGGACACCCCATTTCATGCCTTTTACACCATAATGGGCTAAGGAATCATTCATAGCATTCCTCCAAATATATTTTACACTAATCTATATATAAACTGCCCATTTATATCATCATTAGAGCTGTCTTTAATGATATTACCACTAGAGTCCTGAATAGATTGATCGTCAACTATTTGATTATCCTCTATTGTTAATGGCTCTAAGGTACCAGTTATCTTAGTACCTTGCTTATTATGGGCAGTATAACCTTTATATAATCTATCGGCGGTTACTGTATCACTAGATAGATCTACCAGAGTTTGTCCGAAATATACTACTTTGTTTACTGCCATAATATATCACCTATGCAGCAGAGCCAATAGTAACGGTAGTACCTCCAGCAGCGTTATCGGTAGTTTCATAAGGAATAGCGTTGACTGTTACAGACGACAAAGCATTATAACCGGAATCAGCAACAACCGTTTGCTGTTTATTTGTAGGAGTTACGGTCTTAGTCTGAGCTTTAAGATCCTCAGAGCCTGACATTTCACCAGTAACGCCTAAGATTTCTATACCTTCACGAATATTTGAAGGAATAAGTTTAGCCTTTTCGGCCTCATCAATATCTACAGTGCCACTTCCGTCATGAAAGCCTGACTGAATAGTATAAGGCGTATTCTTATCAGAAATATAACCTTCTACAGCTCCTCGATTAGGCATGGTGCCAGTGATCTTAGACCCACGAGCATAAGCGGTCTTTCCGCTAAGTAATTCTCCAGTGGCAACCGTTGCGTCTGTAGAGTCTACGTCAAAAGTACAAGCGCCCGTAATTTGAGCACCTGACTTGTCATGAGCCGTAGCTCCAGAAAGCAAAGTAGAAGTATCTACAGTATCGCTTGTTAAGTCTATAAGAGTTTCGCCACAATATATAATCTTATTTGTAGGCATTTTTATTCATCTCCTATAATCGTAGTAAGACCTCCATAGTTGTTAGATGTCTGCAAATAAGGAATCGCTTCAACGTCAACATCATCGCGCATTTTTTTATTATTGGTCTCCAACATTTGAGTATATGACTTAGGCGTGATCGTATATTCGCCATCATAATATTGTTCGTTGTCTGGCTGAGGTATTGCTTCACCCTCTAAACACAATCTCCATTCTAACTCTTGAATAGTTTGAGTGTATTGCTGAAGAACATACGATGAAGATGGAGGATCAAAAATGGTTTTAACTTTAAGATAAATATAAGATTTAACAGACTCTAAATTATCTATATCTGTAGTATATTCCGACCATTTCTCACTAGATCCCGATATAGAATATCCTTCTACAGGACCAATACCTATTTGATTTAGAGGAAGAAACGCAGAATTGATTAAAACTATAATATCTGTATCGAATGCTGTTACAGTCGGATCTATTCCTAGCATCTTTTTAATTGTATCAAGAATACTATCGTCCATTCTTACCTCCAATCTTAGCATTATGCCAAGGACATGTGTCCCCTGGTTTTCTTTCTATAGGATCTCTTATTATTAAAGAGTAATCGCCATAATGTATAGCCTCATGTGTGTTATAAGCTACACATACAACGTTTTCTGGATCGAATATACAGTCGGATCTATTTTCCAAATCTTCCAGAGTTATAGGATTTAGATGGTGGACTATTATAATACCTTGGATTTCATAATCTTCATCTGGCATAGCCAAATCGCAACCCTTATCCCTTATAATAATATGGCGCCTAAAGCTTCGCCATTCTTTAGAGGTATACAAGGCTTGATTAAGATAACGCTGAGATCCAAAAGTCTCTTTTCCAACAATGCCATCTAATTTAAGATAATCATAGCGTTCTTTGAAAGTCTTTAGCTTTATAAGTTCGCTATATGTCTTGTTCATCGACATCTTCCTGCCCACTGTATCTTCTAAAGGCTTTAATAGCATTCTCATAAAGCTCTTCGCTCTTCTGTTGCGCTTCTACACTGTCAGCTTTTACTTGCAAGAAAGCAATCTCTTTCTCGAGCTTTAAATTCTCAAGCTTTGTTTTCTCTGCGCCAAGTTTTAGGAAGTGCGTTATGATTTGTGATGAAGCTGTTCCGTTTACTATTTGCTTTTCAGCTTCATTGTACGCTAGATTAATTAATTGCTGTTCTCTGCCCTCTGGAGTTATAGCAGGAGCAGCCCGTTTTGGAGAATCGCCTTTAGTTTTACCCTTAGGCAAGCCACTCACCTCCTGCATTTGGGTAGTTGTTTTATAGTTAATAGAACAATCCTAAGAGTTCACAGGACTTTTGTAAGGGTTAAAGTCTCTTGAAAGGAGCATTTCTATGGAATCCAGCATCCAATAACGGGCGGTATTGGACAGGCATGAGGTAAGGTGCCTGTGAACTCATAGGATTGTTCTACCAAAAATATCCCCCGGAGAATTTTTTAAG